GGTGACGTGTCAGCGTTGCGGCAGTTTGTGCAAAAGCGTCTGGCGGAGGTGTGGCGCGAAGAAAATGAGGTGCCGGTGATCGAGTTGACCGGGAGCGACTATCTCAAAGCGGATTTGATCGACGGGCAGCGGATTGAGGGGGAGGCCCGTAGGTTTATGACGATTGACCGCCAGCAAGATCACTTCTGGGCCCTCTGCCGTGCCTGGCGTGCGGACGGGACAAGCCGGCTGGTTTGGGAAGGGAAGGTGCTGACGCTGGAAAGCCTGCGGGACATTCAGACGCGGCTAAAAGTCGAGGACTGGTGTGTGTTTCAAGACGCCGGTTACGACGCCGGGAACGTGTACGACGAATGCGGCCAGTTCGGTTGGAATGCGATGCTAGGCCGTGGGGATGATTTCTTTTGGGTCGGCACGGGCCGGCAACGGCATCAGCGTGCGTTCTCGGAGCCTCGGCCAATCCGCAGCCCTCGGGGCCACGTTTGCAAAATGATCCTCTTTGCCAATGAGCCCATCAAGGACCAGCTAGTCCGGCTGCGCGGGCAGGGGAGCCCGGTGTGGGAGCATCCGAGGGACATTAGCCGCGATTGGATGGCGCACATGAACTCCGAGATAAAGCGGGACACCGTTGACCGGGTCACTAAGCAGGTCAAACAGAGGTACGTGCTTGTGAAAAAGCACAACCATCTCTGGGACTGCGAGGCGATGCAGTTGGTGGCCGCAGCCTATTTTCGTATTCTCTCTCAGATAGACCGACAGGATTGACAATCCGGCGCAAAACATGGACGCGCCGCCGCAAGTCATCCTTAACGTGTTTTTGGCGCAGGATATTGCCCTGTTGCGTAACCTGCGCGATTCCGCTTTTGACGCGGTCAGCGCGGGGGAAGGCACGTTGGTTTCTTCCAGTGTGAACGGATCCAGCTTCTCTTTTTCTGTCCCTTCCAGTCTTAGCAAGATGCAGGTCATGGCCATGGCTCAGATGGCTCTGGATTATCGGGCGCGCAATATCTGCCGCGCGGTGACCCGCACGCAGGCCATGTTTAACTGACCATGATCAAAGATTTTCTCAACCGGATCAAAAGCAGCCTCGGTTTTGGGTTGGGCCGGCCCGATCAGTTGCGGCTGGCCAATGGCGGGTATTGGGGGATGCGGCCTCAGATAGGCAACTACGCCCAGCCCCTGGACAAGAACATCAACGTCGGCGAATGGCGCACTATTGTTAATGCCAGCCAAAAACTCTTCTGGAACTTCGGCCCGGCGCAGGGAGCCTTGCAGGAGAAAAGCACCTACGTGGTCGGGCGGTCATGGCTGCCACGGTTTGAGGGTGAGGATAAGGAGTGGGGCCGGATTGCTACCGAGTGGCTGATCGGCCAGTTTTACGGGGTCAGTCACGTGAACGGGATGGATTTTCAAACCGCGCTTTACCTCGACAGTCTGAGTGTGGACCGGGACGGCGACGTGTTTTGCCTCTACACGGAAAGCCGGGACGGGTACCCGCAATTTCAACAAATTCCCTGGCACGCGGTTGGGGCGCGTGATCTCGATGACGTGGTGAAAGAGGGTCCATACCGTGGACTGCGAATGCACAACGGAGTCATCCTTAACGAGTATGGGCGGCCCGTAGCGTTTCGGATCCTCGGGCGCACTCCGGCGGATGATCGTGACATATCTGCGCGCAACATGGATTTCATCCGTGAGCCCGTGGCACCGGATCAGACGCGCGGTCTGCCTGCGTTCACCTCGGCCATCCTTGACCTCCGTGACCTGATGACGATGCAGGATTACGTGCGCCAGGCGGCTAAGCTCGCCGCGGCCATCGGCCTGATCGAGCACAATGAGGCCGGCATGGCGGACATGGCTGACCCGGCCTACGCGCTGCAACGCACCGGCCCGAGTCAGCAAGGTATCGTCGGCGAGGAAATCTTTGGGGGTACCGTGCGCTATTTCCGCGCAAACTCTGGCGCGAAACTGGAACAACTCAAAAGCGAGGTGCCAAGTGAGGCGACCAACAGCCTAATGGAACGGCTGCTGCGAAACGCGCTGCACGGGGCCGGCCTGCCTTACGAGTTTTTCTGGGACGCGAGCAAACTCGGGGGTGCGTCGGTGCGTGCGATGGTCGCAAAGGTCAACCGCACCGTGGCTGACCGACAGGACCTCATCCGGCCAGCTGCCAAGCGGCGCGTGGGCTACGCGGTTAGCAAGGCAATCAAACTAGGCATCCTACCGCAGTACCGTGGCGCGGATCTTGGGGGGAGCCTCAAGTGGAGCTTTACGACGCCGCCGCAAGTGACGGTAGACGCCGGCTACGCCAACGCCGACGCCCGTGAGGCCTACAAACTCGGGATGCGCACCCTTACTGAAATTTTGGCTGAGGGCGGACGCACATTGACCGACCATCTAGACGAGCGGGAACGCGAAGAAGTGGAAATCCGCACGCGCATGGAGCGCAGTGGCCTTCCCGAATCCGCGTTTCGGGTCATCCCCGGTGTGACACCGCAGCAGATGCCAGAGACTACCATCCCCACCTAAAAATGAGATTTCAGCGTGTTTTTGAGCAGGTGTTTTTTCGCCCGTGGTTCATAACTGCCGAGGGCCATGCGGCGGTTGCCAAAGTGGTGCAAAACGCGATGGTGCGGGCCAACGGGCATGAGGATTTGTCGATGTTTATGAATCCGCGCGAGGAAATGGAAATCCTTCCTTCCGGCATTGCCAAAATCCATGTGTGCGGTGTGCTTGGTAAAGGATTGTCTGGCATTGAAAAATCCTGCGGCAACACGGATTACGAAGACATCGCCGACGAAATTGAAGAGGCCATTGAACTTGGCGCGCGTGGAATCTTCCTAGAGATCTCAAGCCCCGGCGGCACTGTTGTGGGTAACGCGGAAATCGCCGAGGCTGTGGCCGCGTCAGCCATCCCTGTGCTGGCATTCAGCGATGACCTCGCGTGTAGCGCGGCCTACAACATCGCAGTTTCCGCCGGCTGGTGCATGGGCACGCCGTCCTCCACTTGGGGCAGTATTGGCACAATCATCCCATGGATCGACCAAAGCGCGAGCTGGTCGATGCAGGGCTTGGAATGGGCCCCGATCACTAACGCCGAGGGGGACCTGAAAGCCGCAATGCACGGGCCTAGCCTGACGCCGGATCAGCGGGCCAGCCTGGAGCAGTACGTGCAGGACGCTTTTGACCAATTCCGTGGGAATGTACTGCGCCGCCGGTTGGTGAGCGCGGACGCTATGCGAGGCCAGGCGTTCTTTGCGCCACGGGCTTTGAGCGAAAATTTAATCGACCGGATTACTTCCGAGGATGAGGCGATGGCGTTTTTAGAAAGCCAGTTGAGTTGACAGCCGAAAAAGGGGCATGGAAGCCCCTAAAACGCTGACTGAAGCGCGGGCCACGCTGAAAGCGCACCAAGAGCAAATGGATGCTCTACGCGCCGAATTAGTGGCCGCCAATGAATTGCTCGCCGAAGCACAGAATGCCGCGCAAGGCATCGACCTTTTGCGCAACGAAAACGCTGTGCTCTTGGCCGAGAAAATGGCTCTTGAGGCCAAGAATCTCGAACTTAACGAGGCCGCAAAATCTGCCGAACTCCGCGTAACGGAGGCCATGGCATCCCTCGGGGTGCCCCCGGTTGCAATCGCACCGGAGCCTGTCGCGCCTAAGTCCAAAGCCGAGCTTTGGGCTGAGTACAACAAACTCCCGATCGAAAACCGGAATGCGTTCTACGCCGCAAACCGCGCTGCGATGCGAGACTAAGCAACCCCAACCAAAACCAATAAAAGACCATGGCTACCAACACCATCGCGGGGTGCAACCTCGCACAAATCGCGCAAGAATCGCTGCCTTTTGCGGCCAGCGTTTTTGCTCCCCTCAACGCATTCGTCACAGATTTCTCTGCTGACGTTGCGGCCAACAGCGCATCCGTCACAACCCGGATTCCTACTCGTCCCACGGCGGTAGATCTGTCCAGCGGCTACACGCAGCAGGACACCGAGACGGTTGCAAAAACCATCACGCTGAACCAGTTCCCCGGATTTGTG